CCCTTGACTCCAGTTCTTCAGCCTGGCGGGTCAGGCACAAAATCACCCGGGGATCGTTAGTGCCGACATAGAAATTGCGCACAGGTCTGGTTTCACGAACTGGTTGTGGTTCCGGCTCCTGCGCTCTCTCAGTCAGGCGCGGGAAATGTCTGCGTGTATCTCCTTCACAACGGTGAGCCACACGCCCACTCTGACGTAACTTGCTTGCTGACTGCAGAACGCGCTGCCGTGAGTAACCTGCAAAAGCATCCGCAACGTCTCCGGAAGTACACCCCGGATGGGCTTCAATGAATTTCTGAACGTCATTTAACAGACTCATGATCACCCCCTGAATCCTGCCGGGATCTGGCTGTAGTCCACGTTGTCGTAACTGGATTTGAAGTACGGGTCTTCGCGTTTTTCGGTGTACGTGCTGACGGACGGTGATAAGCGCAGGGAAAGCTCATCCCATTTTTCCCGCAACTTCGACGGGCTGAGCACGTTACGGCACCAGAACGGATCGCGGTTGACGCGGCTGTACATCTCGCAGATTTGTTTGTGAGTACGACCATCCTGCACACACATCAGGCGAATTTCGTTTGCCCAGGCTGTCCAGTTCGGTTCTTTGGGACGAACCACCTCGCCGTCACATTCGGCGGCCTGCTCGTACAGGGCGATGATTTTTTTCCAGAGCCACTGTGCGCAGGTCAAATCATCCTGCGTTCCCCACTGGCGCTTTTTAGGGCTGAATACAACCGCATCAGGATGGCGAGTTAAAAACTCCTGTTCAGCCGTCTGCGTGTCCGGTTGCGAAGCGTCCGGACGAGAAGTATTTTTATCTGACGGATCATGTTTTGATTTTACTGACGGATCCCCGCCAGATTCTGACGGGTGAAAACCCGCTTTTTTGCCAGATTTCGACGCATCAAATTTTGACGGGTCAGATTTTGATGCGTCAGATTTTGACGGGTCAGAATCTGACAGTTGAGAAAATGCCGCTGCCTGAAGCTTCGCAACGTTAAGCTGATAAACATTCGACGCATTGCGGTTACCCTGGCGACGCGCCTTACGCGTTAACCAGCCTTCTGCTTCCAGCCGTGCGATAGCCGTTCTGACGGTACTCATCCCCGCGCCAATCTGGCGGGCAATGGTTTCAATTGATGGCCAGCACACACCTTCGTCATTACTGAAATCAGCCAGGCGGGCCATAATTGCCACGCTGGATAACTTCATGCCTGATGCAGCGCAACCATCCCATACATAGCCGGTTAATTTAGTGCTCATGACCGACCTCTATTTCCCTGAATTTACGACGAAACTGTTCGAGCGGGCTGAAGCACTCATGCTCATAGCCTTCGCGGAGGTAGATAACTCGTTGTGTTTCCGGCTCCCAACGAATGACTCTGACGGGCACTCCGTAGTGATCTTTGAACCAGCGGTTAACTTGTCGCAAAGGACTGTCTCCTTCTGCCGGTTGAAATCACCCACAGCCCACTCAGCAAAGCTGTGGGTTACAATTTCCCTGTCACCTGGTACATTAACTGCATAGCAATACTCCACCTTCGCTTTTCCACCCGGTACAGGAAGCGCAATCAGTTGCGAGCGACGGTAGTGTGTTGTTAAACTGTTCATGCGTTAGTTTCTCCACAGTCACGACACGCCACGGCGCCCGGAGCTGCACACTCGCGGGCGTCATTACTTTCTGAAATGCAAAAGATTTTGTAGACCAGTGCTGCATGCTCCTGCAGCTTCGAAATTGAGAGATACAGCTCGTCGTTAATTGCTGTCTTCTCATGCGGTTCCACCACACCGTCTTCGATTGCCGAACGAATCTGTCTGGAATAACTGCCAATCTGTTCAATGACTTCCAGCAGGCGCTGGTTAATATCCGCGTTGTCCACATCCTCGACGTCAGGAAGAGACACAAAGACGCCATTTGCAGACTGCGCCACAGCGTCAGCAATGAAGTGAGTTCCACCAGCACGTTGCAAAATCATTGCCCATCCCAGCGGGAAAATCTGATCGCCATCGGCACGAAGGCGGTTAAATAATGCGTTTTCTGTTACATCCAGCCAGTCAGCTGCTTCAGCGTAACCACCCGGCAACGCTGCGATAGTTTTTCTGACAGCTTTCACGTACCACTCAGGCTGTTTTTCTACTTTCCAGTGATGCTTACCCACGGTTAGCCTCATCGTTCTGTGGTTTCTGTTAATCGATTTATCCATTAGATTTTTCATAAAGCTCAGGTTTAAATGGCAACCGTCCGCAAGTTCTATATGCAGCTTCTGCTGCACGTCCTTTTGGAATTAACTGGCCCGGACGGTTTCGCCACTGATAAACGGCTTCAGTTGTTATGCCGAAAAAAGCAGCAACTTTCTCAATACTGCCGAAGTAGCTTTCGATATCGTCAGTTGTCATACGCCCTCCAAACTAAGTTTTATTAGATGCTAATTACAAATCTATCTTTGGTCAATAAAAACTAAGATTACTTAGCAATTCAAGAAATGGTGCTCCTATGGAAACGGTTGGTCAGCGTATAAAAGCTCTGAGAAGAGTTACCGGAACGTCCCAGAAAGAATTGGGTAAATTTTGTGGAGTAAGCGACGTTGCTGTGGGGTACTGGGAGAAAGACATCAATACCCCTGGTGGGGAGGCACTTTCGAAATTAGCGAAGTTCTTCAATACGTCAATAGATTACATTCTTTATGGTGCTGAGTTTGAAGGCAAACTCGTCACAAACATGCGCAGAGTTCCTGTAATATCGTGGGTTCAGGCTGGGCAGTTTACTGAGTGCAGGGCAGCAGAAGTGTTTAGTGAAGTGGACAAGTGGGTAGATACATCATTAAAGATTGGTGATAACTCATTTGCATTAGAGGTTAAAGGTGACTCCATGACTAACCCTAATGGCCTCCCAACAATACCAGAAGGCGCAACAGTGATTGTAGATCCAGATGCAGAACCTCGTCATGGAAAAATAGTCATCGCTCGACTTGATGGAACAAACGAAGCTACAGTAAAAAAATTAGTCATCGATGGCCCTCAAAAGTTTTTAGTGCCATTAAATCCTCGGTATCCCAACATCCCTATCAATGGTAATTGCCTTATCATTGGTGTAGTCAAAGGAGTTCAATACGAACTCTAAGACCTCTCTTCTCTAACTAAGGCACCGAACTAAGAAAAGTTTGGTGTTTTCTCTTGCCATAATAACTAAGTTAAGTTAGATTTTATATCAAAGATAACGAACAGGCAGGACGCCCACGAAGTAGCCGCCTGGGGCATATGACGTCCAGGATGATTCGTTGAGTCATGTTGTGCCACCAGGCACTCATGTTAAAGCAGGTGTATGAAATGAAAGTCCAGATTTTAAACAATAACTGTGAAGTCGTTTGGTCATACGACATAGCCGCCCCTGTAGATCAGAGCGGCGATAGCTGGACCAATGGGAAACATCAGATTATGGCTGGAGTTGTGTTCTCTTTACGCCGTGCTTTGGAACAGGCTGAAGTATTTCCATCAGACCCTGAATGGAAATGGCCTTTTTCTATTTGTCCAAATTCGGAGAGCACATTTCAGAAAATTGGTCAGAAAGTCGCACTCGAAGAGCATCAGCCAACTGTTTCCTGATTTTTTCAGGTAACTCGTCGGCATCGCAGAAACAACAACGCTCGATCATGTTGAAAGCCGATTCGTAGAACTGTTTCTGCTGAGTGTCGCTGAGACAGGAAAAGAGCGACGTTACGATGATTTTATTAATTGCATTATCAAGTTCTTTTTCATCAAAAGTCATTTGATTTTCCTTTTATGTATACGGGCTTAAAAGGATACCACCGAGCCTGAAGTGGTGAAAAGACAGGCACATAACAGCTAAGTATTTTCAACCAAAGAGAATCCTTAGCGTTGTGGTGAATGCGGCTCAGCGCACGCGGGTTAAGGTTGAGGCTGACAGTCGACCTTCTGTGGATACCCACCCGCCTGGTGTGCAACCTTCGCCAGGCACCGGGAGGCACCCGGCACCACAACTTTATGCTGTGTGTAGTCTTGGCGGTACCAGCTTATACCCTTGCTTCCGGCTGGTACCGTCCTTTTTACAAAACAGAGAAGAGCATCACCGGACGACGGGCTCATAACCCAATCCATCCGGGCGGCAGTCACCGCAGGTGTTCTTCTCTGTTTTGTGGAGAAACTAACCGACCTTGCAGGGTCGATATGATGAGGAGCAGCAAAATGGCTAGCGAACGCAGTACTGATGTGCAGGCATTTATCGGGGAGCTGGACGGCGGCGTATTTGAAACCAAAATCGGCGCAGTTCTCAGTGAAGTCGCTTCCGGTGTGATGAACACGAAAACCAAAGGTAAGGTCTCACTCAACCTGGAAATCGAACCATTTGATGAGAACCGTGTGAAAATCAAACACAAACTCTCATATGTTCGCCCGACTAACCGCGGGAAAATTTCCGAAGAAGACACCACCGAAACGCCGATGTATGTCAATCGCGGTGGTCGCCTGACTATTCTGCAGGAAGACCAGGGACAATTACTGACTCTTGCCGGTGAACCTGACGGAAAACTACGCGCAGCAGGTCATTAATATCGTTCTTAATTAACTGATTATTTATCTCATCACTGAATATCTTTATATAGTGAGGACTTATTATGTCTCAGAACTTAGACGCAACCGCAATTAATCAGATCCATGCCCTTATTTCTGCTCAGGGTGTTAATGAAATTATCAGTAATATTGGTGCCGATGCTGTGGCATTGCCTGAGAATTTCCGCATTCATGATCTGGAAAAATTTAATTTAAATCGCTTCCGTTTCCGTGGTGCGCTTTCCACTGCCAGCATCGATGACTTTACCCGTTATTCTAAAGATCTTGCAGATGAAGGCACCCGCTGCTTTATCGATGCTGATAATATGCGTGCCGTCAGTGTACTTAACCTGGGTACTATTGATGAACCAGGTCACGCAGATAACACCGCCACTCTCAAACTGAAAAAGACAGCACCGTTCTCTGCCCTGTTGTCTGTTAACGGCGAGCGTAACTCCCAGAAGTCACTGGCAGAATGGATTGAAGACTGGGCCGACTACCTTGTGGGCTTTGATGCTAATGGTGACGCTATTCAGGCAACAAAAGCGGCTGCGGCAGTCCGTAAAATCACGATTGAAGCAAACCAGACCGCTGATTTTGAAGATAATGACTTCAGCGGCAAACGCTCCCTGATGGAATCTGTCGAAGCGAAGACCAAAGACATTATGCCAGTGGCATTTGAATTTAAATGCGTTCCGTTTGAAGGTCTGAAAGAACGTCCGTTTAAATTACGCCTCAGCATTATCACTGGCGATCGTCCTGTACTGGTTCTGCGCATTATTCAGCTGGAAGCGGTGCAGGAAGATATGGCTAACGAATTTCGTGATCTGCTTGTTGAGAAATTCAAAGACAGCAAAGTAGAAACCTTTATTGGTACTTTCACCGCCTGATTTCATTACTGCAAATGCCCCTGCGGGGGCATTTATGGAAACGTAATTAACTCAATAATCACCGGATGGTGAGGGCTTCCTTTTACCCAAACTCAGCGCGGTGCAGCGCATATACGTGGAGAACAAAATGTCATTTATTAAAACTTTTTCCGGGAAGCATTTTTATTATGACAGGATAAATAAAGACGACATCGATATTAACGATATCGCGGTTTCCCTTTCAAATATCTGTCGCTTTGCCGGTCATCTTTCGCACTTCTACAGCGTCGCCCAACATGCGGTTCTTTGCAGCCAGCTGGTGCCGCAGGAATTTGCTTTTGAAGCGTTAATGCATGATGCAACAGAAGCGTATTGCCAGGACATTCCCGCACCACTGAAACGCCTTCTTCCTGACTATAAACAAATGGAAGAAAAAATAGACGCCGTAATCCGTGAGAAATACGGGTTACCCCCAGTTATGAGTACGCCCGTGAAATATGCCGATCTCATCATGCTGGCAACCGAACGCCGCGATCTCGGGCTTGATGATGGCTCTTTCTGGCCTGTACTGGAAGGTATCCCGGCAACAGAGATGTTCAACGTGATTCCACTGGCACCGGGCCATGCCTACGGGATGTTTATGGAACGCTTTAACGAGTTATCGGAGTTACGCAAATGCGCATGAATGTTTTCGAAATGGAAGGGTTTCTTCGTGGGAGATGTGTACCGCGAGATCTGAAAGTAAATGAAACAGATGCTGAATACCTAGTGCGTAAATTCGATGCGCTTGAAGCTAAATGTGCAGCACAGGAAAACAAAGTAATACCAGTGTCAACTGAACTGCCACCAGCAAATGAAAGTGTTTTGTTATTCGATGCTAACGGAGAAGGCTGGCTAATTGGCTGGCGTTCTCTCTGGTACACCTGGGGACAAAAAGAAACCGGAGAATGGCAGTGGACATTTCAGGTCGGGGACCTTGAAAACGTCAATATAACTCACTGGGCAGTAATGCCAAAAGCACCGGAGGCTGGAGCATAATGACCACTTTTACCGACAAAGAACTGATTAAAGAAATTAAAGAGCGTATCAGCAGCCTTGACGTGCAAGACGATATTGAGCGCCGTGCTTATGAAATCGCACTCCTATCTCTGGAAGTAGAACCAGATGAACGCGAAGCTTATGAATTATTCATGGAAAAGCGTTTCGGTGACTTAGTAGATCGTCGGAGAGCAAAAAACGGCGATAACGAATACATGGCATGGGATATGACTCTCGGTTGGATCGTCTGGCAGCAACGAGCTGGTATCCATTTTTCAACAATGTCACAGCAAGAGGTGAAATAATGGAGCCATACAGCCTCACACTCGATGAGGCCTGTCAGTTTCTTAAAATATCCTGATCTACCATCGCCGTCATAGAGCGTATTTTTATTACCTGATTTGCAGGTTCGATTCCCTATTCGGAGATAGCACTCATGCAACACGAACTACAGCCTGATTCACTGGTTGATTTGAAATTCATCATGGCTGATACTGGCTTTGGTAAAACCTTCATCTATGACCGGATTAAGTCCGGCGACCTGCCAAAAGCCAAAGTTATCCACGGGCGAGCAAGATGGTTATATCGTGACCATTGTGAATTCAAAAATAAGCTCTTAAGCCGCGCCAATGGGTAAAATAGCGGGTAAAATATTTCTCACATCTAAAAAACACCATTCCAATCAATCCCCTGCTGCTTCAAGTAGATGTCTGCAGGGGACACCAGATACCCTTCTAACAATATCTACCTTCACCCCGTAAAAGATGGGTTTGGCAGCACACTTGCCCTATATCTACTCATTTTTACTGCAACAGGTTGAAATCTCAGCACTGTCAGAAAGCGCTGATGACTAAACAGCCCTGGGCCGGGCGATGTAACCATCATACAGAATCCTGATAGCGAAATATGGCGTGACTCGATACTTCACTCTGCAATGCGTTCCTTGATGAATTCGCAGGCCCGTGATACACGGGACAAGTCGCTGAATGACGACAATGTCCTGGAAATCAGCGAACCGCGTATCCGGAGTACATTTGAGCGACTGTACCAGAACATGAATGAGGCGTTTGGATTAGGTGATTATTAGTTGGGCTAAGCATTTTTGTATTATTATTTTCCGGTTGAGGGATATGGAGATATCGACAACAACCGGAAAAAGTTTACGTCTATATTGCTGAAGGTACAGGCGTTTCCATAACTATTTGCTCGCGTTTTTTACTCAGGAAGAAAATGCCAAATAGCAACATCAGGCAGACAATACCCGAAATTGCGAAGAAAACTGTCTGGTAGCCTGCGTGGTCAAAGAGTATCCCAGTCGGCGTTGAAAGCAGCACAATCCCAAGCGAACTGGCAATTTGAAAACCAATCAGAAAGATCGTCGACGACAGGCGCTTATCAAAGTTTGCCACGCTGTATTTGAAGACGGATATGACACAAAGTGGAACCTCAATGGCATGTAACAGCTTCACTAATGAAATAATCCAGGGGTTAACGAACAACGCGCAGGAAAGGATACGCAACGCCATAATCACAACACCGATAAGTAATGCATTTTTTGGCCCTACCCGATTCACAAAGAAAGGAATAATCGCCATGCACAGCGCTTCAAGTACCACCTGGAATGAGTTGAGATAACCATACAGGCGCGTTCCTACATCGTGTGATTCGAATAAACCTGCATAAAAGACAGGAAAGAGTTGTTGATCAAAAATGTTATAGAAAGACCACGTCCCCACAATAAATATGACAAAAACCCAGAAGTTTCGATCCTTGAAAACTGCGATAAAATCCTCTTTTTTTACCCCTCCCGCATCCGCCGCTACACACTGGTGACCCTTATCTTTAAAACGCATGTTGAT